TTTATTATTCTAATGTTGGAGTATCTTATATTGGTTCTTACGATGGAGATACTGTGCCAATTATTAGGTCTTACCGCTGCCAATCCAATAAAATTTAAGTGGGCAGACGCTAGAGATGATGGCTATGCGTTAGAAACAATCAACACCGCTTCAATTATTAACAATGTGTCAAAAATTATTAGAAATGAAGGAAATACCCCAGTAGGAGTTATTTTTGAAATTATTGGTCCAACCACTGGTCCAACATCTTTATTCAACAAAACTTCTAGTCAGTTGCTTGATGTAATTTATAGACTTGACAAATATAAAACTTATTCTGTATATAGCACTCAAGTTTTAAACGGAGAATTAATTTTTACAACTAATAGCGTTCCTCATGGCTATTCCGTTGGTGATTCCGTTGACATACTTAATGTTGTTGATACATTTGAAATCTCTAATGTTGTGTGTTCTGCTACAGATTATCTGGATATAAATACAAAATTAAAGCACAATTTTTCTGCTGGTCAAAAAATTTATTTGACTGGAATTAACGCTTTGGCTGGCTATTCTGCAGTAGTAAACGGTGAGTATCCAATTACAAATGTTTATGCTACCGATGAAAATAAGTTTAGAGTTTCTGTTTCTGGCTTATCTACCGCTGCCGCTTGCTCAGCGCCTTCTACTTCAAAATTTGCGGTTTGGTCTAACAGTTCCAGCGTTAGTTATGATGAACTTACTAATAAAGCAACTGTAATTACGCAAGCGGCACACGGTTTTTCTACTCAAGACCAAATTGTTTTATCAAATGCTGGGCCAGTATATAGCGGAACTCACGCAATAACATCTGTTCCAACTACTACCTCATTTGAAGTTTATCTTTACAACTCTCAAACTATTTCTGCTGTTACTGGTTATGAAGCAACATTGTCTCTTGCTACTATAACTATTGCGTCTGACTTAGGTGCTCAAGCCAATGATTACATAACAATTGACAGCGTAAATGAAAATTTTAATGGCACTTATAAAGTTGTGTCAGCAAACAGCACGGCAATAAGTTTTTATAAGGAATTTTCAAATATTATATCTTTTGCTAATATTTCTTCAAGTCCGGGCACCGCTTATCTTTCTGATTTGAGTTCTAGGTCTTCTGCCTCATTTACTGACGGCAGAGTTTATTATGGAAACATTTTTAATGGCTCTTACAATGTAACAAGCATTAATCCCAGCACTCCAGACAAATTTACAGTTGTTCGGCCAGTTTATTATTCTAATGTTGGAGTATCTTATATTGGTTCTTACGATGGAGATACTGTGCCAATTATTAGGTCTTACGCCGAAACTTTGAGTATTGATACTTACAACAGAGAAATTGCTTTAAATGGTGAAATTGGTGGCTATCGTTCAAAATTAGATACCGTTATAGATTGGATTGAACTCCAACCGGGTGACAACGAAATTTCTTTTGAAGACTTAAATAAAATAAATGCGGCACGAGTTTCTTATGACCACCCAAATACAACAGCAACTATTACAACAGAAACAGAGCACGGCTATACCGCAAACACATCTGTAAACGGTTACTGTTGCTACAGTTCCTACTACAAAAACATTTACATTTGTTCCAGCGAGCAATAGCGGGTCAAATGTTAGCGACACATCGGTCTCCACTGGCCATGTTTATGAAGTTACTAAGGCTTCTGTAAATATTTACTATCGGTCAGGTTGGATTGGCTAGTGTATAATAATTATAAAGACAGATACAAAGTTAGGTAATTATGACTGACACATCAGTAGAGTATAGATATTTCATAACAAATATTGTTACTAATCAAGTAATCGCTGAGGTTCCATTAACTGGCGTATCTTACGAAAAAGGGCTAAAAGACGCTGGTTCTTTTTCTGGAACTTTAAGTCTTTCTGTTGAAACAGATGGATTAGATGTGTACAACTCAACTTTGCCTGGAAAAAACGCTATTTATGTTCTTAGAAACGGACTATGCGTTTGGGGTGGAATAATTTGGACTAGAAGTTACGATGTTGTAGCAAAAACAGTCACTATCAATGCTAATGAATTTACAAGTTATTTCCAGCACAGAAAGATTTGGAAAACTTGGAATCTTACTCACTCTAATACATTGGTTTATGTAGACCCCAAAAAAGATACGCAACTAATTGTTGAATTAGATACTGACACTGGGGACACTATAACAATTGAAGAAGGAGTTGCCGTAGAACTTTCTTTCCTAGACAAACGCGGATATAACCTTAGCGGTCATTTTAGAGTAAATAAAGATTTTTACAACGCAACAAAAATAACTGTTGATAAAGAGGCTCTTCAATGGAATGTTTCTGGTGTTGACCACACATTCAAGACTGCAAAAGACGGAATATTTGATGTTGTAAAAAGAGAAGTTACTGAGGGTAGTAAAGAAGTAGTCATAACAACAGACGAGCCACATATGCTGAGCGTTGGAAACGAAGTTGCCATCACTAATCTTGACAAAGATGTGCCTATTGCCCAATATAAAACTTATAAAAGTCAAGAAAAAGAATACCCAATAGCCGCTATTTCATCTACATCTGTTATTTACAGATATGCAAGCACTGGCTCAAAAAAACCTACTGTTGTTGAAGGTCAAAATATTATTACTAATATTGACACAACTGGAATTTCCGTGGGAGCAAGAATAACTCAGTTGGCGGACAAAAAAATTCCTGGTAGCGACACTGGTTCTGTGCCAACCGTGGGTTTTGATTGCCGTGTCACTAAAGTTGATGATATAAATAATACAATAACTTTTAGCGCTTTTTTAGGAGCAAATCCAAACAACACCAGTGCCAACACAACCGGGCGTGTCTCATTAAAATTTGAAAATCAAAAAAATTCTTACATAGTTACATTAGATGAAACTAGGAAAAGACTTCTTTATTCTATCCAACCTAAAGATTACAGTTGGGTTGGAAAAGTAAAAGCGGGCACTTTAATAAAAACAAACGGAATTACTGGATTTCAAACAGACAGCAGCACTCCACCTAAGTCAGATAAAGTTTATGGTGAATTAGGTGGTAAAAAAACTAGGTATCCAATAGGCAATGGTTCAACTCAACTTCTTATTAGTGAAAATAGAATTAAATTAATTGACACTAATGAGCCATTAAATAATGTTTCTAAAATAAAACCTGGAATGCCTTTTTATTATGTTTCTGGGGCAACTGAAAGCATAAGTTATTCAATTGTAAAAGATGTTGATTATGCAAACAATATTTTTACATTAGAAAATATGCCTTGGGCTAACGCTGATTCTGGTATTACATTTGACATTGCCGAAGAAGACTTCCACAAGGTGTTGGGCATAAGTACGCCAAAAACTGTAAAAACTATGGCCGACTATTATTATGCAAGTTTAGACACAGATTTTGTTGGAGTGCCTTCTATTATATTTAGTAGAGCAGTTACAGATATTACAAAAACTAAAACTTTTTTGAATACATACAAATCTCCAACTGTAGATGCTACTTTTTCAATTATTAGCGTAGAAACACACGATTATCCATACACAAAAAGTAAAGCAGCCTTATGTGTAAATACTGAAACTGGAGAATATGCTCCCGTTATAAAAGTTATTGACAGCAAAACTTTTGTTGTCAATTCTTCTTGTGAAGCAAAATATACAAATTCCAGTACTAAACAAGAAACAGCAAAAATTGCTTGGAACGGTAAGTATCCCGCAACTATGTACACTCACACTGACACATATGAGCAAGTCAGGTATTTCTTAGGAAAAGTTTATGAAGACTTCGTTTCAGTAAAAAATTACAATCCTTTCTTAAACAACTTAGAAAAAACTCAAATAAAAAGCGCTAAATTTGATGCTGAAAACGATGTTGCAACAATATATACAGGTTTTCAAAAACCAGTATTTAGCAAAAAAATTTATTTAGATTATAACAGCGGAAGTCCAAAAATTGTAGCAAAAATAGGCCTTTTTGAAGCGTACTCTCAATTTGATATTGAGGAAGATAAGGGCAAAGAAATAACAATTACTGGCTCAGATACATCTATAAATGGCACATTTTTTATAAGAGAAATAAGTGCTAACAAAGATTATATTTATTATAACTTAGCAGACGCTGAACAAAATATTGATAGTTATTCGTTAAGTAGCGTAAGTGCTAATGGAAGTCAAATAACTTACACAACAACCGATAACCACAATATAAAAGTTGGTCAGTTTGTAACGGTTGGTGGCGGCAGTAATAATAATTTAAAAGTAACAAGTGCTGAAGTTGTTAGCGTAACATCAAACACCGCAGTTGTTTTAAAATCCGTCAGTGGCTCGGATAACAGCCCAAACTATTCTATTTTTACATCAGATAGATTAACTGATACCGAAACTTTACCGCTAAACTCTTCTGTAATAACTTTTGGAAAGCATGACTTATCCGCTGGAAATAACATAGAAGTTAGCGGACTTGCTAGAGAAAATTATGACGGAACTTGGAAAGTTTCTTCTGTTCCAGACCCCGTTTCTTTTACTTATAAACCATCATTTGAAACACTTAAAATAACTGATGTTAAATTAGAGTGGCTAGTCAATAGTTATGTTGTAACAGTAAAACTAAACAAAAAACCAAATTTTGGTAAATATGCTTATATTGAAAAACATACAAAAATAAAGGTAAGCGGTTTAGGGTCTCCTTACGATTCGGCTTCGGGAAATGCTTGGAGTTTAGATAAATATACCGAATACAGTTCTAATGATGAAACCTCATATTTTTTCTCTTACAAAATAACTGGTGCTAACGGCACTAGAGAGGTTCATCCGCTAAGACCAGTAAATTATGCTGAAAGAAAGTATGGTACTTCAAAAAGCATAACTAACGCTGTTTATGTAGCAGAAACTGGCGGTACTAAAACTCAACAAAGCAAAACTGGTAGAGGCAATACAACTTACACAACTGGCACTAATCACGGCTATTCTCAGGTACAAAAAGTTGTTGTGTCTAATATTGGTGGTCAATTTACTCAATTGACGGGAAATACAAACGCTTATTCTCAATATATAGTCACTATCTCTTCCGTTCCCACCTCTAATACTTTTGTTGTTAGCAACCAAACAAATGTAGACAACGAAAGTCTTTGGAAATTAAAAAACAATTCTGATTTAGACATTAGAAAAACAAATACCAATACCCAACCTGCCAATGCTATGGTTATTTACCTGCTGTAAACAACTCATCAACTTTGACCACAACAATAACTGGAAAAGCCTTTAACGCTAAAACAAAAACCGTTTATTTACAATTATCTTCTGACCCAGGTTTTGTCGCTGGTCAAACTATTTTTATTAAAAATGCTGACGACCTTATAGAAAATCTTTTTGACGGATACTATACAATTAGTGAATTTACTAAATGGACAGACAATAAGTATCAACTTGTTTATAAATCAACAAACAAAAAACAAAAGAAAAATATAGGCGAATTTGATAAAAAACAAAAATTTGTTGCTTACAAAAAGCAAGGCTCTACTGTTGCCACAGTAAGCGTTTATGCTCAAGTAATAGTTGGAAGTTACGGCTCATTTACAGAAAATTCTGACCCGCAAATAGAATTTTCTACTTACGAAGATTCTGGCAATTATCAAAGGGTTCCAAGTTACAGAGGGCACGAACTAAAAAATGTTGGAGAATATTTGTCTGAATACTCCGACAAATATATTGTCAAACCGGGTAGCACAAAAATTATTAGAAATGTCTATGGTTTTGAATATCGTATTGATTGCGTTTATGACCAAATAAATTCTACTTTTAGAAGAGTATTTACTTTCTTACCTATTACATACCCTAATCCGCCTATTCACGGTGAAGTTTCTCCGCCTAGTAGATTTGGTGCTGATAGATTTAATTTCTGATATATCGGAAAATGCTTACAGCTACTTAAACGAAACTAAACCACCGTCTGGAACTTTTCAAATTGGAGTTGTTGGAAACTTAGACCCTGTTGTAAATACATACAAACCTGGCGATTGGTGTAGCATTATAGTAAATGACAAGTTTATAAAAGACAGGTTGGCTAGTGATTTGGAGCCTAGAGACGATGTAATTGTAAGAAAAATTATTTCTTACAGCGTTGATGTACCAGACGCTCCGTCAATTCCAGAAAGCGTTACCATAAGTCTAATTACAGAGTGGGATGTTGATAAGCGTGGCTAGCGATAGAAGTAGAAAATTTAGGTCAATCACTGCTCGTATTACAGAGATAGACAAAAAATTAGGTTCGGTTTCAAAAACTATTCAAACTGTTACGGATGGTTTAGGAGACGATGCTGTTTCTGAAAATTCTCTTCAAAGTGGTTCTATAACATCCGATGCTTTACAAATAGAAGCAATTACGGCAGACAAAATAGCGCCTAGCGTTTTTGAAAATGCTTCTTCTGGAATTCAAAGAGTCCCAGCATCTCTTAAATCAGTTGACTATTGGAATTCTGCTATATATGGCAATATAACTGCTTTTACCGAAGCCTATTTTGCCGATAAAGAAAATAAAAATGTTGAGGCTACAGAAAATGGAATTTTATTTAGTCCAGAATCAAACAGTTCCGTAATTATTAGTAAAGCAGAAATGCTTGAAAATGGACTAATTTTATTGACAACTGATGTAGCGCATAACTATGAAACTTTTGACTACATAAATGTACAAAATTTAGGTTCTCCTTTTGATGGCGAGTGGGTTATAACCGATGTCCCGACTACAACAACAATAATTTACACTCTCAATCAATTTGAAGAAACAAGCACCAATGTTGATGAAGATGTAAATGCTTACATAGTTGTTGGTGGCAGTTTTGGAGACAGTAACGAAGCAGAAACTCCAAACTACAAACATTCAATTATTAGAAAATCTTTTGTAGATGGTGTTGTGACACTAACTCTTTTTGATGAAACCGACACAACTGAAAACTATCAAACTCATGGTTATAAAGTTGGCTATACGGTAAATGTTATTGGTTTAGGTTCTCCTTATGACGGAGTACACAGAATAACTTATGTGCCAGAAACCGAAAACAACATTATTCAATACAGAGTTGATAACAAAACAATTGCCGAGTTTGAGCCAAAAATTGCTTTGACATCTGCTTTTGGAGATGGCGAAAAAATAACTTACCAGTCTTCTACAATTCACGAAATATCGGTAAATCAGGTTGTAAAAATAACTGGTTTTACAACTACTACTGGATATAACTTAACGGGCAGGGTTAGTGGAGTTTATGGTGGCGGTTCTACTTTTACTATAGATTCAACTGTTGTTCCAGCAACTAATTCACCAGAAACTGGTGGTACTTATGAGTGTAAAATTGCAACAGTCACGGCGGATGCCGATTCTGTCTTGTTCTTAACTGGAAAAAATCCAGTTCCAACTAGCAGAAATGTTTTAGTAAGTTGGTCTTCCAATAAACCAATAAAAGTTTATGCCGTAGTTTGGCTTTCTAATTTACCAGACAGTAAATTTTTTACAGAAATAGACAGTCTGACAAATCCAAATGTATATGACCTAACTGGAATAAACAATTATTTATGGGAAATTACAGAAGACATCACTAACTACGCTATATATGCTGAAGTTTTGGCTGGTGGTGAAGAAACATTATTACAAGAATTTTATGTTTTTGAAGCAGTAGGCAATCAAGATAAAAAAATATATAAAATTATTGGGGCTTCCGTTGAGCCAGTTGCCAACAATGTAAATAAAATAACTGTTTATACAAACGCAGTTCATCCTTATTCTGCTCAAGATTTGGTAATTCTTAGCAATATGGAAACAATTTCTAATTCTTTAAACAATAAAAAGTTTGAAATTGCGTCTGTATCTGAAGATAAAAAAAGTTTTGTAGTTGAAAATCCAACATTTACATTGTCGGTAGAAACAACAAACGGAAGTTTTTTAGTAAACACTTCTCCTACTAAAAGTATTTCTGACGATATTTCTATTGAACAACCTTTTACTTCTAACAACATTACTGCGTTATCAAATAGTTTTGTAACTGCTCTAGTTCCTACAATTACTACTACAAACACAAAAACTGGCTTAGTTGCTACTTTAACTGCTGGCAGTAATGCCGTAACTCTAACAACTGGGAACACAGAGGGGATGTTTGTTGGTCAATCTTTGCTAAAAACTTCAGGCACTGGTGCTTTTGTTACAGCGGGAAGTTCTTATGTTGCCAACATTTCTAGCACTACTCAATTT